GGCATCTATGAGGGATCTCATTGCAGCAGTTGCACTCATTGTTAAATTTCCAAGGAAATGTATCAAGCCCAATCCGTAGAAGCCAAAACCCGGAACAAATCTGTAATGGACGAAGTGACTTCTCTTCTCCATAGTCGGGTCATCGGCTTCATAGTTTCTACGAATACTGAGTATCTGTCTGGACTGTTGTTCTACTGTTACGATATAGGGAAGAGATTGATCTTTCTTTTCTATATCAAGATAACAGTGTTGTTCCAGTAATACATATTGAGGATCTTTATCAGCAGAAGGAGAGATCCCCAGTATAGTATCCATTCTTTCTGTGAAAGATGTAACAGGAGTATTTTCAGGAGTAGGAAGATCTACTTCTTTATAGACACCAGCCAGTACATCCTTCTGTATTTCTACAGGACTCTTATAAATTACATGGGTATATCTGTCTGCATTCCTCAGATCAGTAGCGAAGTAAGATACATAGAACTGATCTATGGGAATAAATTCAGAGACAGGTCGTTTAAGTGTTGAACTGTAGTATATCTTTTTGAATGCCGATCCTATCAGGGGAAGATGGAACAGCATTCTTTCAAACTCATCGAAGTATTCAGGCATCTGTTCAGTTAACTGATAGTTCATAAAGCTCTGAACACGATTAGCTTGCATCTGTTTCTCAACACTTGTCTTTCCCAGTATGTTAGCTTTTACCGGGCCAGAGCTAGGAAAGAGTTCTCCTGAAGCTTTGGATTGAAACTTGACTGCCGACTCAATCAGGAGTGGGTGTACGGCTGTACAGGCTCCTTCAAAAGGTTCTGATCCCGGCTCAAGCTTAAGTCCTAGTAGGTCAAAGCCTCTTTCAAACATAGACTCCCACTCACCTCTGGAATCCTTGTCTGCCTGATAGTTCTCTATGACATCAGCAGATATTGTTCTTAGATCTTCTTCTTCCAGTGTATCACATAAGTCTCCATACCATTCTGCTAGATCTTCTGAAGGCTCCATTGTAATATCTTCACTGGCGAAGTCTACGATTACTCCACCGTCATCCGCTACCTCAAACGTAGCATCAAGGTCTGTCTCTTCTACTGGAGCCATAGGAACTACATTAGATACTTCCTGTGGTATTTTCTCAAATGGATTTCTTTCTGTTGCCATGTTTTATCCTAACATTTCTTGTCCTTGACCTTCACCATAAATAGCATCAAGAAATGCGCTTAAATGAACATTGCTTGCAGGTCTTTTAGATTCTTTATCAAAAACATCTGATAAGCCGACTTTTTTCTTTTCTGCTACTTCTATAGGTCTTGGAGCTACTACAGCTTCTACTGTTTCATCAACTTCCACAGTACCCGGATCTACACTACTAGGATCAGGAGGCATATCTGGTTCAACTAAAGTTCCATCATCCATCACCCGGAAACTTTTTCCATCTGGAGTTGTAAACTCTCCTATAACTCCAAAAAGATTGGTTAAAGTATTTAATCCCATTGCACCAAGTTTTGATATCATTGAAAATGGCTTAACGAAGTCTATACCTTTACCAATTAGTGAAAGATCTCCTGTATCAGGATCTTCAAAACCATGACTTTTTAATGTCTTTTCCCACTCATCTCCATATAGACCTTGAAATTCATGTGATGGAATAAATTTTCCATTAAGTTCTTCAGCAAAACCTTGATATCGTGATAAAATCTCTCCTTTTTCCATTTCAAAGTCTTCATCTGATAAATTTCTTTCTTTTAATTCTTTAAGTTCTTTTGCCAAGTCTTTAAATTTTAATTTCTTTTCATAACTTTTTCCTATTTCTCTTGACAGCCCTTCCATTGTACCCATAGGACCACCAAAATCATATCCTGTGTGAAATTTGTCTATCATAGTTTTAAGGTCAGACGTTCCTAATCCTTTTAAATAATCTTCCATTCCTTTTCCACCCAATCTCTCTATTAATTGAGTCTTATATATATCCAATTCGGGTCTATCAAGTAATGCTTGACGCTCTTCTCTATCATCATCTCTTCTATCATCACTAGCACTAGTAGTAGCATCAGCAATAATATTATCTGTAGTAATTACAGCACCTTCTCCATAGTCATGTTCAGGTAAATCTGTTGCAGTTAGGATACCTGTAGCCTCTTCTCCAAAATGATAGGCTGCTGAATCATCCTCAACTGCATACCGATCATCTTCTTGATAACTGGGGATGCCCATTGGTCCGGGTTTACCACTACCACCCATAGCTTTCAGGACAGAAGCTTCATCTGAATTGATCCATGCAAGATTGTGACGCTGCCCATTTATAGAAATAGGTTTGTTTATACTGGAAAGACCACCACCTGTAGCAAATCCAACAGGTAAATTTCTTATAGATCTAGGTTGTCGAGAAAGGGGAGTAGTTCTAAAGCTATGTCTATATCTCTCAGGAATATTCTTTTGACGTTCTGATTCACGAAGTGCTTCTGATCTTTCACGTAAAGCATCCTGTATTTTATTTGCCTGACCCGGATATAATCCAAGCTCTCTTATTAGATCTATTCGTTCTTGTTTTCCTCCATGCCCCGGTCTATAAGGTTGTTCATCACTTTCCAAAGCTAAATCTGTTAAAGTTTTTTCATCTCTTCCCGGTTCAGTACGAATCATATCTGCTTGTTTATTAGAATATTCTGCTTTTAAAGGTAATCCTAAAAGTCGAGCAATAGGCAAAACTACATTCTCTCCATAATTATCTATTAAGTCCCTTACTCCTCTTCCTGCTCCTTCTTTTGTCCATCCTCTAGTTCCATGACGAATAGAAGATCCCGGTTCACTTGTTGCTAAATCTTCAGGTCTATTAGGAGTTGTTGGAAGAGCAGATGGTAGAGTAGGATCATCTTGTACAGTACCAGTATCTGTATAATCCCAAGGCATATGAGCGCCTTCAACTACATCATCTACTAAACCAAATTCTGCACCACCACCGCTTTGTCTATATATTACTTTTTCACCTATACCTGATAGACCACCGCCACCTTTCATAGAAATAGAAATTTGAATAGGCTTGGGCATCAGCTTATCCATTGCGACTTGAGTAGCCATATCATAATTTTTTGATTTATGCATAATATTCCTCTCTTAATCCCTACACTATTATAACATGGAAGTAACTATTTCACAAGTTAAAATGTCCAGTATGTATTTTTTTCTGATCTTGGTTCGTCTTCCCACTCAGGGTCATCAGGATGGGTGAGATGCCAAGACTCCTTCATGTAGTGGATTGCCATTGTCATTGCGTCTACCTGATCATCATGAGCCGCATTGGGAAACCTGATCAGTTCTTCTACCAGATCATCAGACCACTTCTTGTTCTTGGGTATCCACACCCTCCCTGCTTCCATAATGGGGGAGGCTGCGTAAACTCTGGCTATCTTGTCCCTGTCGGGATTGTATTCCATTACTGGCAGTCCTGCTCTCCTCATGTCCTGTATCAGGGATTGTCCACTGGCTTTCTTCTCTACCATGCAGACATCAGGTCTGTGATCGTTATAAAGTTTCTGTGCCAGCTTCCTGAGTTCCGGGTACTCGAAACGTCCCTTAATATTACCTAGTAGGATAAGATTGGAGACATAACTCTCATAGCCGTTCTCATCTTCATCATACATGTTGAAGATACCCCATGTCTGGATCACACTGAAGTCTGCTGTCGTTCTGGTGGAGAAGGCGGTATCATAGGTCTGGATCATAAACTCACAACTGGGAGGGCTGTCCTCTTCCCAGAACTGTATCCATCTCTTTTTTATTAATCCTCCTTCTTCAGGAGTCGGATCTTGCATATAGAGAGAGTTCCAGTAGCGGCTTCCATTGCTTGCCTTGATCTCGTTCTCGTCTGTTTGAAGGACTTTATCTGGTTTCCATTCAGGGAAGTAACTACCGCCTACTGGTAAGTCCAGTAAGTCTGCTGCCTCTTCATCAAGCCATGCAGGTATCTTTATGACTTCCCAAGGAGTTGTCTCATACTCGCTCATGTCTTCCTGCTGCTTCAGGAGCCATCCGCAGAGGTCATCGTAGTGAAATCTTGTGTTGATAATGACGATAGCTCCATTCGGCATAAGGCGTGTCCTTAGTCCTGCTGGATACCATTCCTTGATATACCTTCTTCCTGTATCAGAGAAGGCATCCTCTTCAGACATTACGTCATCCAGTATGGCTATGTGTGCGCCTCTACCTGCTATCTGTGATCTGACACCAGCGGCATAGTAAGTACCGCCTTGGTTTGTCTTCCACTTACCTGCTGCCCTGACATCGCTCCTGAGTTGGACACCTCTGAATATTTTATTGAAGTCTTCTGTGTTGACAACATCCCTGACAGACCTGCCGAAGTCAGAAGACAACTGATCACTGTGAGATACTGTTAGTATTTCATGGGTGGGATTTCTACCTATGTACCATGCAGGGAATAATTTGGAACAGATGACTGACTTGCTGGAACGAGGAGGTAGGAAGACCATTAGTCTTTTTATTTTTCCTTCTTCCAGATCCTTAAGTTTATTAGAAATTAATTTAATGTGATTACCCATCATGAAGTCAGACACAAGGGAAGGAGCCATCAGTCGGACAAACGTAAGGAAATCTGATTTTGATTGTTGTTCTACTTTTTGTGAGAGGAGTCCCTTAAGATTTATAAAAGACTCAAATAAGTTTTCTTCTAGATTATACATAGTACTATTATACACTATAATATCTAATTACACAAGTACTAAAATAAAAAAAATAATAAAATATACTAAAGTATAATATAATTAGTACTTAAGTAGGCCGACACTGGTAGAATTTTTAGACCCTGTTTTTTTTAAAATCTTTCCTCAAGCACCAATCATTATAACCACGCACAAGATCGGCAGTTTTTTTTCCCCGATGCCCGTATTTTTGGTCTGGCTCTCTAAATTTTCCAGAAAACAGATACCTTAATTTTTTTGGGTAGATTTGGGGGGTGTAGATATCATCCTAAACCTTCCCTCAAATGTCCCCCC